CCTGGTGATCCCATGTTTTTTAAATTCTCCCAACTCACTGTATCACCCAGTTGAGAAATATCGTCCCCTAGGCCTTTTACCCAGTTTGACACACCGGTGACGCCAGCTGTAATAGTTTCATCCATGCTGGTAAAAGTTTTTTCAAGATACTTTGCACCACGTTCGGCAGCGGTGACAAAACTATTGGCTGTGTCAGCATAGCTCTGTGCTGAGCTGAATATGCTACCTAATATTTTAGGATCACCAACTAATGCACCCGCAACCAGTGTTCCGGTACCGCCCAAGGATTGACTTGCCCATGTTATGCTTTGTTGAATGGCTGTGGTGAAAACTTGTTCTGTAACTGTTGATAAGAACTGTGCAGTCTTGGGACCAAAAGTACCAGTCACGCTATTGAGAACTTCTTTACCAGCTGCCGCAGGTGCAGTAGAAATAGCGTTCCAGGCTTCACGCATGGGCTGTGTAAACTCTAACACAGCATTTTTCATCTCGCCTAAGGTCTGTGTGAGACTGCTGTACCAACCCTGACTAGTGGTTGTCAACAGGCCCTGCGATGTGGCCTGTGCGGTGCTCATAACCTGACTGGTACCGTCAGGGAAAAATACAGTGACTTCTCCCAACGACCCCAGCGCCTCCGCGCCACCGATGGGTGCGCCTCCAAATATTTCTGACAGGCCGCCGTTGGCAATAAACGCCCCAGCCGCGGTCATAATGATCGAGGTTAATGCACCTGCGCAGGCCATGTTAGGTTCCTACTATGACATCAAGGCTACCAAATGCTCGAGGATGGAAGCAAGTGTCTGGCGAGCCCACATACACAATGGGTTTGCCTTCGGCTGTAACTGAAAGACTGCCCAAGGTTGTAGATGCAAGACAGTGTGTTTTTTTCTTTGGGCAAGGAGGATGTGGTGTCACTATTGTTCCTGTGGTACAGGCCGGACGCCCATTGATCAACACGCTGAGAGCACCTGGTAGCAGTGCTAATCCTCCTGCTATGTTTGGATCTCCAATTCTTACTGCTGGTGGCATATTTTTATCCTGTTATGATTTGCTTGCTAGGCGGTGTAACGATGCCTGTGGTGGCTTCGATATACTTGACTCGCACATCTTCTCGAGTTTCGCCTGCTAACGCAATACTAGCAGTATTTATATAGACATTTTTATCGGGATTTGAGCTGAACAAACAGGGCATCATTTGAAGCCCTTGTGGGCCTAACACCATAGAGATAGGCTGGGCAACTTCTATAGTGTCTGCAGTTTTACTAAAGATCTTGGCAGTGATTTCCTCGCCGCTGATCAGTTTAAAAGTATAGATTTCGTTGGGTTGTAAATGGTTCATAGGGTTCCTAGGTTTTCAGTAAGGCCCATACGAGTACGAATCTCGTCGGTGCTCAGCTTACTTAAACCTTGGAAACCACCTTCAACAAATAACTTGCCTTGGTGATAAATCTGTGGCACTGTGCGGTGCCCTTGCTCCATGATAAACTCACGAGCTGTGGTATCCTCGTCAATCTTAACTTCTTCAAAAGCAATGCTTTTATTTTTTAACAAGGCCTTGGCTTGATCGCAAAATGGGCAGTGTTTTTTTGAGTATACTGTGAGCATGTTAATATTTTCCTGAAGCAAGTACAATCTTGCAAATGTGTTCTAGTCGTTCTATGTGTTCATAGGCACGCCATGGAGTTATATCAATGGCCACAACACCGTGTCCTTTGATTCCTACTATATCGTAGGCAATGTTACCTTCTTCATCTAGCTGTAAATTTTTATGACATTGATCAGCAAGCTCTTGACTAATAGGCTTCACGTCGCCCACATTGGGTGCTACCTTAGTATAACGATTGAGTTCTGGAAATGCCGCACTAACTGTGCTCAAATCAATACCGGCATGCATGGCCGCAATGCAATACGTAGGATGAACGTGTACTACTACACGCACTTCTCCGCGGTGTTGTCCCATTTGCTTTTGTAATCCAAAATGCAATGGCATTTCCCCGCTGGGTTTTAAGTTTGCACTGATATCACTATAGGGCAGTTCTTTCCAGCCCCAACGATCAGCCAACAATCCTGTGCCTGTTTCATTCCACGAGTGAGGAGGCTTGATTAAAATTTTCTTAAACTGATCTGGTTGCATGGTCTGCTTGCGCACACCGCTGGGTGTAATGTAGAAATGGTCACGATCGTGATGACGAATAGAAATATTTCCATCACGACTGGTGATCCAGTTGCGCTTGTAGGCGTCTACCAAGATGTCACAGCATGTTTCCAGCATTAAAGACTCATTCCTGTAAATGTATTTGAGTCAACGTCTTGCTTAGTACCACCGATTACATAAGAAGTGATTTCAGTTTCTTGTGGTGCTACCTGCACATCGCCACCGGCAATCCATTTCTGTGTCCATGGCAGAGGGTTTGATCCACCTTTGTAATGATTGGGCAGACTAAGTGCAGTCATACGCTTGTGAGCAATCCACTCCACGTAGTCGCAGAGTAACTGTTTGTTGAGACCAATCATTGATCCATCTTTGAATAGGTAGTCGGCCCAGGCTTCTTCCTGTGCCACAGCAGACTCAAACATGGCCACAACTTCAGCTTCGGTTTCCTTGCGGATCTTGGCAAAGTCAGGATCATCCTGTGGCAGTATTTTTAGCAAGCTCTGACTAAATCCAAGATGGACATTTTCGTCTCTGGCAATCAACTTGATAATCTTGGCATTGCCTTCCATTTTCTTGAGTTCAGCAAATGCCCATGAACAAGCAAACGAAACATAGAAACGAATGCCTTCTAGCACATTTACACTGTTAAGACAGATCCATAGTTTCTTCTTGAGTTCGTATTCATCTACTACGATTTCTTTGCCGTTGACTGTGTGTTTGCCAACTCCTAGCAGTTGATACCACTGGCTGTATTGAATTAGATCATCGTAGTATTTAGAAATGTCGTTACCGCAGGCAATGATGTCATCTACTTCCAGCATTTCATCAAAGATCTTGCCAGGATCTGAGTACACGTTGCGAATGATGTGTGTGTATGAACGACTGTGAATAGTTTCTGAGAACGCCCAAGTTTCAATCCAAGTCTCTAGCTCAGGCAATGTTACAATGGGCAAGAAGGCTAGATTGGGACTACGACCTTGTACAGAGTCCAACAAGATTTGACGCTTGAGATTGGCAGTAAAGATGTGCTGTTCAAACGGTGTAAGATCTTTAAAGTCTTTGGCATCACGCAACACATCAACTTCCTCTGGGCGCCAAAAGAATCCCAACTGCTTGTCAGTGAGTTTGTCAAACTGACGATACTTCAGTGTATCATATCGTTGCATGCCCAGACTTCCTTGAGGATCAAGAAAGGCCAGGGCGGTGGTGTGGTCACGTTTTTTTAGATTAAGTACGGTCATTGTGATTCTCTTTAAATTTTACAACTGTCGCAGTCAGCATCATCTGCGATCATTTCCGGTGCTTCGATTAATATCTCTTGCTTGTTGATTCTATCGACGTCTATTTCCCCCGACCCATCATAGGTGTTAAAATAATAGAGTTGTTTACCGCCATACTTATAAAACATAATCATATGCTTGAGCATCTCACTCATTGGAATCTTTTCATCCTCAAAGAACTGTGGATTATAACTGGTATTCACAGAGATACCTTGGTCAATGTACTTCTGTAGCACTGCCATGATCTTCAAATAACCTTCAGGGCTCCGTTGATCCCAAAGCAGTTCATACTTGTTCTTAAGGCGACGATATTCAGGAACCACTTGTCTAAGCACACCATCTTTGCTTTGTTTAATAGAAACATAGCTTCGTGGTGGTTCTACACCATTGGTAGAATTAGAAATTTGTGCAGATGTTTCTGCTGGCATCAGTGCCATGAGTGTGGAGTTACGGATACCAGTTTGCTTTAACTGAGCACGTAGACCTGTCCAATCCACAGCATCAACATGAGGTACTAGTTCGTCAACTTCAGACTTGTAGGTATCCACAGGCAAAACACCATCGCCATACTTGGTTTCATTGCTTTTAGGACAAGCACCAAACTCACGTGCTAGATCAGCCGACGCTTTGATCAAGTAATATGACCAATACTGAGCCCAACGATCTACCATGTGTAATGCTCGAGGATCGCTGTAGCTCAAATCATTCTTGGCCAACCAGTAAGCAAAGTTAATAATACCAACACCCAACGGACGTCGAGACTCAGTTGCCAACTGAGCGGCCATGATAGGATAGTTCTGATAACTCAACAATGCATCAAGCCCGCGCACTGACAGGGTACAGGCCTTTTCCATGTCTTCAGGATCACGGAACACACCCCAGTTGATGGCACTTAATGTACAAAGAGCGATCTCACCATTGACATCATGCACATCGGTCAAGGGCTTGGTTGGTAAAGTAATCTCACAACAGAGGTTGCTCATTTTAACAGGCGCCAAGTCTGGTTTGAAACTACCGTGAGTGTTGGCGTGATCAACGTTTTGTAGATACACACGGCCAGTGTCCTTGCGTTCTTGCATGAATGCTGTAAACAAATCAATGGCCTTGACTTTCTTTTTACGGAGTTTGGTATTTCGTTCGGCTGTTTCATACAGTTCACGGAAACGATCTACATCAGTAAAGAAAGCTTCGTACATTTCAGGTACATCATGAGGCGAGAACAAGGTGATATCTCCGCCAGTCAACAATCGCTCATACATGACTTTGTTGAACTGTACACCATAGTCCATGTGGCGTACACGATTGTCTTCAGTACCTTTGT